GAGCCCCTCCTCCACTAGAATATTCAAATGTTGGAAAAATTCCAGCACCTCCGGCAAACGTATCTAGATTGACTTGTATTTCATTAAATGCTGTTGCCATGCCTATATGGATCATATCATTGTCAGCATCGAATATTGTTACGTCCGTACCTGCTGCATTGAAAGCGGCTGTCGTATCAACAAAGCCACCGTTCTCGTCCCATCCCTGTTCAATATTGATAAAAGTACCTGCAAAATGACTTATAACATCTATACCGGAATCAACATGAATACCATGTCCAACAGCAGAACCGGCTCCACTCTTTGAAATGGAAAGACCCCTCATCACTCCACCCGTAGAAGTATTAGCATCCATATTCACTTGATAGGCGGTTGCCGTCTCACCCGCTGCCAATGCTGTTGCCTTAAGATTAACAACATCACCATGTGTTGAGGCCATACTATTTGCGTCTACATTTTTTGTGATGCAACGGGTATTTACAATAGATGGTTTATGCTCAAACCTCATTATTCCCGTATCAATAGTACGTGGATTTGTTGCACCATCTATAAGAATATCCTTAGCACCATCTAGAACTATATGTAGTTGGTTTGTTGTGCCTACAGTTTCAGTACCAATTCCTACATTATCGGTAATATCAGTTAAAACAACATTAGGATCATTATCAGTCCAACCCGCTGCCGCTAATATACTATTAGGAACGTCATTTGTTCTACCAGCACCCTGCACTAAAATCCTACCTAACGTAGCGTGTGAACGAACAACTTTTGCAATAGCCTGAATTAATTCTGTGCTTCCTGTAGGTTTTATATTTGTCAACTCTCCTAACGTTGCTGAAACATACAAAGTATCACCAACAGCCCAGGACTCTCCCTCTGGTGTCCCTGTAGTATCTAAACTATCGAAAACTCCACTAGCAACAACATGCCCATTAGCATTGTTTAATATATCACTTTCAGCTATTCCGATAGCCGGCATAGTTCCTGAAACATCTGAATCAGATAAATCTATCTCAATTTTATCCTGACCGGCATTATAACCGGAGGCATAAACAGGACTCCCTCCCGTAATCGTACTCCCTGAAACATTACGGGAATCAATATATGTAGTGTCTGCATGAATGGTGTTTGTTGAATCATCAAGAGTTTTATTGGTAAGAGTTTCAGTAGCGGAAGAAGTTGAATAATCAGTCCCTGCAACAGCGATACTTTGTACACCTGACGTTGTCGTATTCTTTACTATTCCTGTACCCAATGCCCCCATTGCTTGTTCATTTGTTAAATCTCCATCTGCTGTTTGTGTGATATATGTTGCATCTGTAGGTGCTCCCGCACCTCCGGCTCCATCACTAATACCTAACAACCCCACACCACCATCTAACACCTTATCATCAGCGGTAATAGAGACAATTCCTATCAATCCAAAAACTACTAAAAAAACACCTATTGTTAATTTCAATAATCTTTTATCCATATATAATTATCCTTTCTAATCTGTATTCAATATAGTTACAACCGTCCCACTGGTAAACTCTCCTGTCTTTACTCCGATTCTGTAATCAACGTTAGGTGTCTTATCAATCAAAGCCCTTTCAGCATTTGCCGTCCATGTCTTTACATCTTTCCAAGTAACTTCTGAATCAAAGCTCCTTTGCAATGTCACTGTTGCCACCCAGGTACCTCCAATACTAACGTTTAAAAATCCTGACTTCCTGCTAGTAGTAGCACTAACCGGACTTGGCACAATAGCATTACTCCAAACATTCTGAGCCGTTATACTTTTAGAAACTGTATCAGCAAAAGTAGTACCACAAAATAACAAACTGACTAATATTGAAACAAACAACAATCTTTTAATCATACTTTTTAACCTCCTTTTTTCTTATACAATGACAAAGAATTTTCTTCCTATTCTTATTTTTATCAAGTAAAGTTTTATAACCCTTTCCAAAACAATCCATGCAAGAGGGTTTGGCTTTATATCCCTCAGGAACTTTAAACGCTTTTACATCAAATATGCCTTGTTCTTTCATTTCTTTTCTTTTCTTTTTACAATTAAAATAAAAATGCTTATTAAAATAATAGCTCCGGTAAAACTAAAGAGTAGAGCACATCCTATAATTTTATAAATACAACAATATTCTATCACTCTTCAACTACCTCTTTCTCCCTCTTAGCTAACTCCTCTTTCATAATCTCATTTTCTTCTTTTATATTTGCCTCTTCCTCTACCATAACCTCATTCACCATGTCTTGTATTTGCCTGATCTTATCCTCACTAAATCCCATTATATCGCTTAAGAATATCTCAGGAGGGACTACCTGTTCAGCACTAACACTATTTGAATATATCGCAATTGACTCACTCTTCGTTTTAGATACTTTCGCCTTTTCATCTTCACTAGTCACAAACAAATCAGGCCACTCTACCATATATCCAAGCGAAGGATTGGGTATTATTCCCCTTTCAATCTGCATATCTATAAACGGTCTTAGTATCATGGGTTCAATATAATTTGTCCGTCTTTCATCTACCTTAATATTCCATGCAGTTTCATCTTGTTCACTCGCTAGCTGGCCTCTTTCACTACCTATCAATATACGCTTTGGGATTCTTGTAGCTGCACTTATAGCAATCAATTGTATATCAATATGATTTGCAGGATCGGCAACTTGAATGTGCATCTCTTTTATATCAGCACCCTCTACCCTGAAATATCTTTGTAAATTATTAAAGTAAGAATCCAATTCAGTTTCAAAATCCGTTAAACTTTGAGCGTCATCCATGAAAGAAACCCCTTCTTTTGCCATCACACCAAACCCGGGAAAAGCCCCTCTCCAGAACATTTCAGCACTCCCACCCATAATTAAATCTAAATCATGTAAACGATTCAACACGGACTTTAGTCTACTCGAACCGAAAACATCACTCTCTAACATCCCCTCACTGACATGCAATACCCTGGTATGATGCACTTCAATACTATTCCTAGAACTTCTATCAGGGTTTGTCACGCTGAGTTGATATGTTAAAGGAAGTCCATATCGAGGACTCTTTTCGTCTTTATCCCATTCCTTAATCTTGGCATTATCCTCACTATACGTTTGTAAATACAATATCTCACCTGCCTGACTAACTTCCTCTTTTAGAATATTGCCATCATTATACCCTACTAACAAAACACCATATTGACCTATCCCACTCAATCTGTCTACTCTACTCAAATAATGAAACATTTTAGAATCCTTGATTAAATTATCAATAGACTCTTCAAATGGTGTTTTCTCTCCCTCCCTCTCCTGTTCCTGTATTTCTTTTATAGTAGGATACAACCTCCAGGACGATGTTACAGGAATGTCTACAATAGCCTTTGCTATATCCTGCCTTTCATATCTATCATAGTAATGTTGGAATGTAGGTTGTTTTATATACCCTAATGCTTTGTATAAATCCCTGGTAGTACCGTAAGACTTCCCCAACGCCCCACTCAACTCAGCTCTTGTTTGTATCATACCATTCGTGACAAGATCAGTAATCTTCCTCATCTTACCACTAATCCTCATTAACGTTTCTTTGCTTCCGTTATCAATTACTTTTATTCTAGATTGTTTTGATGTATTCATTTTCATTATTAACCTCTTTTATGTATATATTAAAATCAGGTGAGGAGCCTACCTCTCCCTATAAGCTAAACTCCCCACCCTTACACAGCAAAACAGCTTCATGCCAAGACAAACATAAAATGACGAAAGGAGACGACTTCATTTTATTTAGTCCCTGTTTTGCTATTGATAATCATTTTCTGGAAGGCACTCGAACAAACTTCATTGTGGTTAATTTATTAAAAGCCCCACTACTGGCGTCTACCATATCTTTATATTTGCCCTTTGGAAACCCTTCATGCTCTGCAATAAAATCATCCGTCCAAGATGCTTTTAGAATAGATACATTGCCTATTTCAACCTGATCTGCGTAAGGCATAGCTCTATCTTCCTTATTACCTGTTGGCCTGTCTGCTTTGACTCTAAGCCCTATCAAATTCTTTATAGTATACTCAGCACTCTCCTTGCCACACTCACCAGGAGCTTGCTCAACATATGTAATACATTTCTTACCATCGTTCTCAGCAACCAATTTTATCATAGCCTCCCTAATATCTTTTGCCCATTGTCTATGGACACAATCAACTACGAGTATCTTTTTATCGTGTGTTATACCCATCTTTACGCCACAAGTAAAACAACCTCCATCCTGAGTTCCTGCTTTATCCCAATAGCGAATCCAAAGTACTACATTAAACCCAGTTAGATTTTCAACAATATTAAACTTCCCAACCTTGAATAAACCACCGCCACGAGGAGAGGGTCTTTGTTGATATTGACCTGAATAAGCATAAGTACCCATCATCTTCTGCTTTTCAATCTCATCTCTACCCATCTTTTCAGGCCATAACAAATCATTTTCTTCTTTACGTGGATCTTCAAAACCTAAGATAGTAACACATTTTCTATCCGGTTCATACTCAGCAGGTAACATAAGATGCACAAAATCCTTATTCTTCTCCAACACATGCCCTGCCAAATCACCATAGTGTGACCGTTGCATAACCAAAGTTATCGTTCCTGTTTTCATATCATTAAGACGAGTAGTCATAATCTCATCATACCATGTTAATACACCTTTCCTGATTACATCACTCTCCACCTTCTTAACATTATGAGCATCATCTATGACTATATTATCACCACCCTCACCTATCGTAACTCCATCAACAGACGTAGACAACCTACACCCTGTATAATTATTTTCAAACCTGGTCTTCTGATTTTGATCGCCTACAAGATAAAACCTATCAGCCCACCTTGATTGATACCAATCCGATAAAATCAATCTCCTGCATTTGAGAGAGTCCCTAGTGGATAGGTCTTGAGCATAAGATGAAAAAAGCCATCTCACAGCCGGATCATTGATCCAACTCCAACATGGCCAGAATACTGAAACTGATAAACTCTTCATACATCTTGGTGGAATGTTGATAAGCAGTCTTTTGATATGTCCTTTTGTTACAGCTTCTAAATGATCTGATATTGCGTCTATGTGCCAACCCGAAACAAACTTTGTTTTCGGTTCAAGAACACACCATGCTTGCTTGATGAATTCTCTCAAGCTACATTGAGCAGCAGTTATGTTTAATAGCTGTTTAGTAACCTGTAATTCTTCAACCTGTTCCCCCTCCCGAGAGAAGTTTGTTGAATTCAATAACTTTGTTAGCACCTAATTTGTCCTCCAACTCCTTTGATGCAATTAATTCAACCGTCCGATTATCTATATTTATATTATTAGTAACATCTTGTTTGATTAATCCTTTATATTTCATGAGGGAGTCCATAGCCCCTTTCCTACTATAAAACTTTACTTTTGTTTTTCTGCCAACATATTCCTTTTCACCATTTTTGTTTATTTCATACATCTCCTCAACGTCTAAAGATTCAATACAAGATTGTTGAGCTATGTTCAATCTATTCATTCCTACAAACACATTATTAACATAAAAACTCCTTGTATCTATAAATGCTTGTTTTGCATATTCTGCTATCAAATCCTCATTCCTTATTTCCAATCTACTAAACATTTCAGTGATTCTTTTATCTATCTCCTCCATCACACACGGTTTTCCTAGGATTTGACACCCTTCCGTATTTGCAGTGCTCCAATTAGCCTTTGGATACGCTTTTAAATATGCTCTTGTTCCATTAAAATCCTGTAAATACTCTTCTATAAATATCTTCTCTTTTATTGATACCGAACCATTGAATTTATTGATAATATTCTTACTATTCCCATTCTTTCTTTTGAATCTACCCATAATGTCATTATTCTAATACTATTGTACATAAAAAACAATACTTTTTTTTAAAACTAACTCCTTATACTACATATACTTAGAATGTTTCTTTTATTTTTATTATTTTTATTATTGACTTTTTTTGTTTATGCAGTATACTTAGGTTGTAAGGTTAAGTTATTTAAAACATTTTTATAAGGATATTTGAAATGAAGAAAGATAATAAAATGACAAAGAAAGATCAGATAGAAATATTCGGTGATTACTTATTTGGACGTAAGAGTGTTTATATTGATATAATAAACAAGATAGTATGTATATCAGTATCAAAATGTTTCGGCACTGATTGGGCTTCAAGAGATTTTACTTTTACTGAAATTGAAACTGATCCGGAAAAAGTCAAAAGACAAGCTAAATTTATTTAATAAACAATTTTTGAAAAGGAGAATAGAAATGAAGAAAGCAATTGAAATTATAAGCTACGTAGTCAAGGCAGGGAAAATGGACATTCAAACGGGTATAAATACAGAAGTAGTCGTAAATGTACCGGCAAACATTAAAAACGTAGAAGCGTGGTTAAGAAGACATGGTATGTATTTCAAAGGCAAAGCCAAACTACTTAACATAATAAATTAAAACAATTTTTTGAAAAGGAGAGTATGAGATGTTAACTCTACAAGCAATCCATATGAATTCCTGGAAAAAGCAATAACGTTAATAGGTGAAAAGTATAGAGCAGAATTAAAATGGTGGTTGTGTTTATAATTTAACTTTTTAAAAAGGAGATTTGAAATGAAAAAAGCAATTGAAAACAAAGACCGAATAAAACAAACACATATGACGATGCAAGAGGCTTGGATAAAATACTGTGCTATAAATAAAATAGACAACGATATCAAAGATTTTATTTCCTTAAAGCTACCAATTAACATATAAAACAATTTTTAAAAAGGAAGGTGTAATATGAAAGAAACTAAGACAGGAAGAAAAATGTCAAACATAAATCTTAATAACATAAAAACAAAAAAAAACATCTAATACAAGAGACATAGTTAAGCCACCAAAGAACTCGATTCTTAACATAGATTATAAACAATTTAACTAAAGAAAATGAAAACAGCCAACCTAATACAAAACAAAATCCAGATCAAATTTAAGGGAGATGATTTTACCAAAACATTAGAACAAGTCAAATCCCTAAACGGAAGAAAGTACGATCCTGATACAAGGTCATGGAGAGTGCATTTGAGTGAGGAAAATATTGAATCATTAAAATCATGGGATTTTGATATTTCTCCCGACATACTTAAATGGCTCACAAAAGCAAAGGCCCCTTTACAAACTAAAACTATAAATAAAATAGAAGGGTTATATAAAAAGCTATATCCCTTTCAACATGAAGGAGTGGAATTCCTAGAATCTCTAAACGGTAGAGCATTGATAGGATCGGAGATGGGATTGGGAAAGACCTGTCAAGTTATCGCATATTTACAACATCACCCTGAACTCAGACCTGCCTTAATTATCGTCCCAGCAAGTGTGAAATACACATGGCAAAATGAAATTGATATATGGACAAAAAAGAACAGTGAAATATTATCCGGAAGAAAGAACGGTAAAAACATAAAAGAAGATTTTGTTATAATTAATTACGATATTGTTTCCAATAGATTAAAAGAGTTAAAAAAACTAAATCCAAAAGTCATTATACTCGATGAATGCCATTTCTTAAAAAACTCATCGGCGCAAAGAACAAAAGCAGTCATAAAACTATGTAAAAGAGTTAAACACATAATCGCATTATCCGGAACTCCGATTGTAAACAGACCAATCGAGTTCTGGAATATAATTAAAATACTTAATCCCTCCCTATTCTCCTCCAGATGGGATTTTGCCAATAAATATTGTAATCCTACACATAATGGTTTTGGTTGGAATCTTAATGGATCATCTAACACAACAGAATTAAATAAATTATTAACAAATAAAATAATGATAAGACACAAAAAGAAGGACGTTCTAAAAGACCTCCCTCCTAAAGTAAGAAGTATAATCCCGCTTGAAATAGATAACGCCTATGAATACAACCAAGTGGAAAATAACATAATAGAATGGATTCACAATAATGAAGGAAAAGCAAAAGCTGAAAAGGCGAAGGCGGCGGAAGTGTTAATTCAGATGGAGAAATGTAAGCAAATAGCATGTAAGGGAAAAATGAAACAAGCGATTAAATGGATTGAAGATTTTCTTGAGACAGGTCAAAAATTAGTAGTCTTCACCACCCACACTAAAACCCTTGACATATTAGAAAACCATTTTAAGGAAATCAATGTAAGATTAGACGGCTCTACACCTGTACCAAAAAGACAAAAAATAGTAAATGATTTTCAAAATAATGAAAATATAAAATTATTTATAGGAAACATAAAGGCCGCTGGAATAGGTATAACCCTGACCGCCTCCTCTAATACATGCTTTTTAGAACTAGGATGGTCGCCAGCGGAACACATTCAAGCAGAAGACAGATGTGTTTTTGAAGGACAATACATTCTCACAAAAGAAGGATATAAAAAGATAGAATCTATAAAAATTGGTGATAAAGTTCTAACTCATTTAGGTAAATGGAACAATGTTTTAGATATTAATTCTCATATAGAAAGAAAAAAACTACAAATAAATATAAAATATTTCGGATTTAATGAACAACTAAAAGTAACTGACGACCACAAAATCTATGTATATGATAAACAAACAAAAAAATACAATTGGACAAAAGCAATTGATATAAGACCTAATAAACATTTTTTAGTCCTGAATCCCGGAACAAAACTACCCAACAAAAAACTTAATATTTTAAAACTTCAAAAGCCATTCACCAATAAATTCAAAAACAACTGGGGAACTAAACAAACTAATGGAAGAATGAAAAATATTTTCAGTGAGGTAAAAATAGACAATGATATGCTTTTTGCTTTTGGATATTATATAGCCAATGGATGTGGTAGATACAATATCAATCCATCATTTATCAGTATTTCCGGAGACGCTAAAAAAAAGAAAGCTGTTGTTGATAAAGTCGCAAAAACTATTTCTACAAAATTCGGGAACCTAAATACCAATCATTATGAAAATAAAGATAACTGCTATTCAGGAACTGTCTATTCCAAAAACTTAGCTTTTAATTTTATTAATTGGTTTGGAAAAGGAGCACATAACAAACAATTTCCAGACTGGGTATTTAAATTAAATAAAACACAAGTTGAGATTTTATTAGATGGTTATTATGCTGGCGACGGATATAAACGAAAAAACACACAGCAAGGAAGCACTGCATCTCCAAAATTAATAACACAATTAATCTTACTAAATTCCTTAATTGGCAACTCAATTATGGGAATTGGATACAAAGAAAAATCTAAAGTATGGACTATTGAACACACTATAATCAGCAAAATTAAAGGAAGCACAAGAATAAAAATTAATAAAGATGGTAATGTTTTATTCCCTGTTTCAGAAACGAATATTTCCATACCAAAAAGAGGTAAAGAGAGGGTTTATGATTTATCAGTAGAAAACAACTATTCATTTATAATTGGATTAAGCAGTATCCACAATTGCCATAGAATCGGACAAAAAGACTCAGTAACAGCATGGTATTTGATAGCAAAAAACACAATAGAAGAAAAGATAATGAAATACATCGAAGAGAAAAGCAAGATACTCGACCAGGTACTGGACGGAGCAACAGTAAAAGACGTTTCTATTTTTAACAACCTTTTACAATCTTTAAAGAAAGAAGAGGAGAAATGATATCACTAATAGAATACGGAATAAGTATAACATCAGTTATAATATTTATGCACTATTACACAGAAACAATCACTCGTTTATTTCAGATAACTTGGTAACAGGGTAATTAATTATGACAAAAATACAGGAAGTACCAAAAGACAATCTAATGAGAATTGCTTGGGAAAAATACAAGCTAACAGACGAATATTTAAACTCATTTGAATGGGCGGAATATAAAGAACATAGGGGCGGATCACTATGGTCAGCTTATGCACATAGCTTTAAAGATGCAGACATGATAGCTGAACTAAAACAGAAAAATGAGTAAATTTAAAAGAAGAAAAAACATAACTAAATTCAAACGCAAGTATAATCCCAAATGCTACATTTGCGAAAAACCTGTCAAAATCCTAGTAGATTTAAAAAAAGCAAAAGAGGATGGATTAGACTCTTACGAAAAGCTATGGAAGAAAGCGGTAGAAACCGTAATTCTATTTCCCCACAACGGAAAAACTTTATATCGCCACAACCGTAATACCTGTAAACCGGAAGTATTAAA